CTGCTTATGCTACAAGTTCTTCAGGTGTTCGAGGTGGTTCTTACAATTTAATTTTCTTAGATGAATTTGCCTTCGTCCCACAAAACATGGCAGTGGAATTCTTTACTGCTACGTACCCTGTTATATCTTCAGGTAATACAACCAAAGTTATCATTGTCTCAACACCGAATGGATTAAATCAATTTTATAAGATGTGGACGGATGCCGTAGAGAAACGTTCACTTTATGTTCCTTTTGAAGTTCATTGGTCGATGGTTCCAGGAAGAGATGAAAAGTGGAGAGAAGAAACCATTCGCAACACAAGCGAAGAACAGTTCAGACAAGAATTTGAAACTGAATTTATAGGATCAAGTGCGACATTAATTCCTGGAGCTAAACTTAAAACTTTAGTATTCACAAATCCGATTAAAAAAGAAGAAAATATAGATATCTACGAAGAACCTAAGAAAGGGCATACGTATATTGCTATAGTAGATTGTGCTGAAGGAGTTGATAGAGATTATTCCGTTGTTTCAATATTGGATGTGACCGAGCTTCCTTATAAGCACGTTGCAAAATATAGAGACAATAAGATATCACCTTTGATTTTTCCTACATATGTCTATAATATAGCGAATAGATATAATCGAGCATTTATACTTGTAGAAACAAATAATGTTGGGCAACAAGTTGTTGACATTTTACATTATGATTTAGAGTATGAAAACATTTTCAGAATAGAAAGTCACGACATAAAAGGTGTTCATATAGCATCAGGATTTAAAAAAGGAGCATCATATGGAATTAAGACATCCAAATCGGTAAAGAAAATAGGATGTGCTAACTTAAAAACTCTAATTGAAACGGATAAGTTAGTTACGAATGATTTTGATACCATCGCAGAATTTAATACTTTTGTAAGAGATAAAGATTCGTACAAGGCAGAAGAAGGAAATAATGATGATATTGTAATGACTTTAGTATTGTTTTCTTGGTTAACAGTTCAAAGCTATTTCAGAGAATTGACGGATTCAGATGTTCGTCAGAGACTTTTAGAAGAAAGAAATCTTCAGTTAGAAGAAGAAATGTTGCCTATAGGTGAATTAAATGACGGTCTACAAGAAGAAAGAGAATCTGATGGAAGAGATTTGTGGACAACAGTAAGAAATCGTGGGTATATACCTTCAACTTTCTAAAATAATAAATAGGAAAATAAAAAAGTTCTATAAAATAAGGAGAACAGAAAATGGCTTTTCAACTGTCACCAGGAGTTAATGTCTCCGAAGTAGACTTGACAACAGTTGTACCGTCTGTTGCAACTACCGTGGGTGGTTTTGCTGGATATTTCAAGTGGGGACCAGTCAACGAAGTTACGGTTATCAACAACGAACTCCAATTAGCACAGGTTTTTGGTAAACCTGATGATAATACAGCAAATGCATTTTTCACATGTGCAAACTTCCTTGCATATGGTACAGATTTAAGAGTTATCAGATCAGTTGGAAGTGGTGCTCTAAACGCTACTATTTCCACCGGAACTCCAGTCTTGATTGAAAACGAAAATGATTATCTTGTAAATCATAGTGCTAACTCCGCAAACTTATTTTACGCAAAATACCCAGGAACATTAGGAAATTCGATACGTGTTTCTTTCGTAGATTCATCTTCATATTCTGGTTGGACATATGAAAACCAATTCGATTCTACACCAGGAACTTCTGCTTATGCTTCCGGAAATAGTTCAACAGATGATGAGTTACATATTATTGTAATTGATAGATCCGGAGCAATTTCTGGAACAGCGAATACTGTTCTTGAAAAATTTGGTTATGTATCTAAAGCGAGTGATGCTAAAAATTCTGATGGATCAAGCAACTATTATAAAGATGTTTTAAATAGTCGATCAAAATATATCTGGTGGGGTGGGCATGTAGGTAATACGAATTGGGGACAGGCAACAACCAATATCGCAAGTTATACCTCAGCACCTGTTGCCGCTAATGCAATATATAACTTAGCTGGTGGTGTAGATGCTGTAGCTTCGGCAGCTAATGTCAATACATCTTTAGATTTGTTTGAAAATCCTGACTCTGTAGATGTATCTCTTCTGATGGCAGGAGCAACAACTGGTACCGATACACCAAATTATTTAATTGGTATAGCAGAATCGAGAAAAGATTGTGTCGTGTTTGTTTCACCAGAATTTAGTGATGTAGTTGACAATTCTGGCAGTGAAGATACCGATGTTGCTTCTACTGCTGGAACTTACACAAAATCTTCCTATGCAGTGATGGATAGCGGATGGAAATACCAATACGACAAATATAACGATGTTTATCGTTGGATTCCATTAAACGGAGACATTGCAGGGCTTTGCGCTCGTACCGACAGTGAGCGTGATCCTTGGTTCTCACCAGCAGGCGTAAACAGAGGAATTATCAAGAATGTTGTTAAGTTAGCATGGAATCCAACCAAAGCTAATAGAGATGCTTTGTACAAAGTTGGTGTCAATCCTGTAGTTACTTTCCCGGGTGAAGGTACTATTCTATATGGCGATAAGACTCTTTTAAGCAGACCAAGTGCATTTGACAGAATCAATGTTCGTCGTTTGTTTATTGTTCTTGAGAAATCTATTGCTCGCGCAGCACGTTCATCTCTGTTTGAATTCAATGATGAATTTACTCGCGCAGCCTTTGTAAATCTTGTTGAGCCATACCTAAGAGAAGTCCAGGGTCGCCGCGGCATTTATGATTTCCGTGTTGTTTGCGATATTACAAATAACACACCTGAAGTTATTGATCGCAATGAATTTATCGGTGACATCTATATTAAACCTGCTCGTTCGATTAACTTTATTCAACTCAATTTCGTTGCTGTTAGAACGGGTGTTGCGTTTGAAGAAGTTGTCGGAAGATTCTAATAAATAAGAGAGATAGGAGATAAATTAAATGGCTTTTAACATTAACGAATTCCGCTCTCAGATGCAGGGAGATGGAGCACGCCCAAATCTATTTGAGGTTACGCTTCCTTTCCCAGCCTTCTCATTGCCAGGAAATGCACAAACAAAAATGTCGTTCATGTGTAAGACTGCTCAGTTACCTGGTTCTACTATTGGTGCTGTTCCAGTTCAATACTTCGGTCGCGAACTTAAATTTGCTGGTAACAGAACCTTCACAGATTGGACAGTCACAATTATCAATGATGAAGACTTTGTAATTCGTAATGCTTTTGAAAGATGGCTAAATGGAATTAATAGCCACAGTTTGAATGTTAGAAATCCTGCTGCTGCAACTGCTTTAGGTTATAGCGTAGATGGTGAAGTTCGTCAGTATGGGAAAGCAGGAAACATTCTCAAAAAATATAAATTTATTGGCTTATTTCCAACAGACATTTCCGCTATTGATGTTGATTGGGGTTCTAACGATACCATCGAAGAATTCTCAGTCAACTTGACATATCAGTGGTGGGAATCAATAGAGGACGCAGTAGTTTGATAAGGGAGGAGCAATTGCTCCTCCTTTTTAATAATGAAAAAGGAAAATAAGTGGCAATAAAACTATTTGGTTTCACATTAGGGCAAAAAGATATAGTTCAGAAAGAAATTCCTGAACAGGCCTCGTTCGCTTTACCTACCGATTCTCTCGACGATGGTGCAGTTACCATCACACAAAATGCACATTTTGGAACCTATATTGACCTAGAAGGTTCTGTTCGTAATGAACTAGAACTTATAACTCGTTATAGAGAGATGTCGAATCATCCGGAATGTGATCAAGCAATTACAGAAATCGTCGATGAAGCAATTTCACATGACAAAGATGGAAGAGTTGTTGAAATTATTATGGACGATTTGAAGCAACCAGAATCGATTAAGAAAAAAATTCGAGAAGAGTTTGACAACATTTTGAAAATGCTAAACTTCTCAAATTTAGCAGATGATGTATTCAGACGTTGGTATATTGACGGAAGAATTTATTATCATGTAATTGTAAATGAGAATAATCCTAAAGAAGGTATTAAAGAACTTCGCTATATCGATCCGAGAAAGATTCGTAAAGTTCGTGAAGTTCAAAAAGGAAGAGATCCAAAGACTGGTGCAGAAATAATTAAATCCATAGCCGAATATTATATCTATAATGATCGAGGCACAACCACTCAGTCTTTTACCGCAGCAGCAAATCAAGGATTAAGAATTGCTCCCGAATCTGTAATCAATATTAATTCAGGTTTGATGGATGCAAAAAATACATTCGTCATTTCATTTTTACACAAAGCAATCAAGCCACTCAATCAATTAAGAATGATTGAGGATGCTACGGTCATTTATCGAATCAGCAGAGCACCAGAACGTCGAGTATTTTACATTGACGTTGGTAATCTTCCAAAAGGTAAAGCTGAACAATATATTCGCGACATTATGGTCAAGTATCGTAACAAAATGGTTTACGATGCACAGACCGGTGAACTTCGAGATGACAGAAAACATCTTTCGATGCTTGAAGATTTTTGGTTGCCTCGTAGAGAAGGTGGTAAAGGTACAGAAATTACAACTTTACCTGCTGGGCAGAATCTTGGGCAAATGGATGATGTTCTCTACTTCCAGAAAAAATTGTATCAGTCTATGAATGTTCCTTACTCCAGACTAGAAGCGCAGAGTGGTGGTTTGGTTGGTTTGGGAAGAACAACAGAAGTTACTAGAGATGAATTAAAATTTAACAAATTCATCGAAAAGATTCGTAATAAATTTTCCAGAATTTTCGATGAAGCCTTAGAAACACAATTAGTTCTAAAAGGTATTTGTACTAAAGAAGAATGGAAAGAATTTAGAGATGTTGTCTACTATGAATACAAAAAAGATAACAATTTTACCGAGCTAAAAGAAGCTGAACTTTGGCAAAATAGATTACAGCTTTTAGGATTAGTTGATCCGTATGTTGGTCGTTATTTTTCACAAATGTGGGTTAAAAAACATGTGCTTCATTTAGATGATGATGAAATAAAAGAAATGCAAAAAGAAATTGATTCTGAACCAGAACCACAGATACCTGGTCAACCAGATCAAATGATGCAACAAGGTCAACAAGAAGAAGTGACACCTGAACAATTTCCTCCAGAAAATAATGTTGCAGAAAGAGGAGATGAAGAGTCGGACACACCAGAACTTGATAGTGTTGTAAAACGATTTAGTCGAGTTCTAAATAATAGATAAGGAGATATTATGGATGCAAGACAATTTTTAGATATGCTTGCTGCTGGTCAATCAGCAGAAGCTAAAGATGCACTTGAAGAATTGCTTTCTACTCGCGCACTAGAAGCACTTGAAGCCAAAAAACAAGAAGTTGCTTCTACACTTTTTAATGGGCGAGAAGAAGAACCTGAACAAGAAGTGGAAACGGAAGAAGGCGAAACTACCGAATGAAATCTTTAGACGATTTTAAACAAATCCTCGAAGAAGAAAAAAAAGACTATAGCAAGTTTGATGCTTTAGTTCGTGCTGGTTTAGGTAACAAAGCACAAGTACAGAGAATGCATCAAATTTTGGATAAGATGGGAGAAGAAAAACCTTCTTTTACTCCTGCTGATAGAGCTATCATTCAAAATCTTTTTAATAAAATGGTGGATGTTATTACAAACAATCCACAAATTTTCCGTCAAACTAGAACCGCAGTTAAAGAGGATGTTGATACTGCTGACTATAAACTTTCAAAATCAGGTAAAAAAGTAAAAGCTCACCGATTACATTTCGACAAAGATGAAAAGAAAGAAGTAAAAGAACAATTTGATATCAGTGAAGCGATTACTAAAGAACCTCCTTATGTTCTTATTTTGAAAAGAACAGGTGTACGTTTATATCCAAATAATATAAAAGTTGCTGTTTATCATAGCGATAAATTGGATAAAGATTTTGTTGTTCCTTTTGTTGACGATCAGGCAGGCATGATTCAAACAGAAGCAGTCATGGACACTCTTCATAAGATAGTTCATGGCAAATCTGCACAAACAGTAAAATTTGCTTCAGGTGAAACAAGAAAGGTAGATCATTTGACTGCATCAGCTATTACACAAGTGCATAAAGCGTTGAATGATGAAAATAAAAAGAAGTTTGCAGATATGGTTCATAAGTCACCTGCACATTTTTCTAAAGCAGCAGACTTTGCATTCAGTAAATCTAAATGAGTATAGTAAATAAAATTTTAGAAAACA